TACTTCGATCTGGTCGAGGCTGAAGAGAATGCGCTCAAGCAGATTACCTACAGCGTCAAGCAGTTCCCCATCTATCAAGCATTCCTAGAGGATGTGAAGGGTGTGGGCCCAACCATGGCTGCGGTGATCATCTCAGGCTTTGATATTCACAAGGCGCAATATGCGTCTTCTTTGTGGGCGTATGCCGGGCTTGATGTGGTTGGCGACAAGGGCAGGTCTAGGATCAAAGAGCACTTGGTTGATCAGACTTACATCGATGCTGAAGGTAAAGAGCAGACCAAGAAAGGTATCTCGTTCAATCCGTTCATGAAAACGAAGCTGATCGGCGTGCTTGGCTCGTCGTTTGTAAAGACCAACGGTAAGTACCGTGAGATCTACGATAACTACAAGCACCGCATCACCAACATGCCTGCTCATGCTGAGAAGACCAAGGGGCACCTCAACAACATGGCGATACGCTACACGGTGAAGCGATTCCTTGTGGACTTGTACACCGCATGGCGCACGCTAGAGGGACTGCCGGTTGCGGATGAGTATTCCAAAGGCAAGCTTGGGATCAATCACAAGGTTGCTTGAGCCATACCGTCTGAGAAAACCAAGATCAGTAAGCGAGCCAGACGAATGAAGAAACCCAAGGTGCAAGAGCGAGCCAAGTAATTTTAGAAAACCAGTGGCAGAAAGCGAGCCAAGCGCAGTGAGAAAACCATTAATACAGAGCGAGCCATTTCAGCGAAGACAACCAGCGAAGTCGAGCGAGCCAGAGATTTTGAGAAAACCAGCTCTCCGGAGCGAGCCAAGGATTTGTAGAAAACCAATCGAAAAAAGCGAGCCAGAGCGCGGGAGAAAACCATTTGTCGAGAGCGAGCCATTCGAATTTAGAAAACCACCTAGATAAAGCGAGCCATAGACGCGAAGAAAACCAGGCTTACGAAGCGAGCCAGGAGTTTGTAGAAAACCATCGAAATGAAGCGAGCCAATAAGAGCAAGAAAACCAACCAAGTGGAGCGAGCCAGAGTTATAGAGAAAACCAGAGCCGAAAAGCGAGCCAGAAGGACATAGCAACCCGTCTTTACGAAGCGAGCCACAGCGTAAAAGAAAACCAGTGACTAAGAGCGAGCCAAGTTGAAAGAGAAAACCTCAAGTCGTAAGCGAGCCATATCAGAAGAGAGAACCAAGAACCAAAAGCGCGTCATTATAGTAGAGCGGCCCAGGTCGAGTAAGCGAGCCAAGGTGGTCAAGAAAACCAAGTGACTTAAGCGAGCCAATAGGGTGGAGAATCCCAAAAGGACATAGCGAATCAAACAAACAAGAGTGAAAGTTATGAAAGATGACTTTGAAATGGAAATGGAAGGCGGCAGTGAGGATCACGAGTACGCCATGGACTTGATCAGAAACTTGGTGAAGGTCAGCAAAGAAGAGCTAGACCCACGCATTCTGTTTGAAGTCATGATGGTCTATTCGCTGGGTTGGAACATGGCCCACGGCGACCATGACCTTATGACCAAGCTATTGCCAAATGTCTTGGACAGCATCAATGATGGTTCTTATGCCGATGTGGCAGAAATTATGGAGGAAGAAAGGATATGTCACTAGCAACAGAAGACTCATCTAAGTTCGCAGAACGTAAACGTGCCGTGCTGCGATGCATCTACAAGTCACCAGAAGACAGCTGGGCCAAGAACTATTGGCGCAATACCTATCGAAAACTCATGGAAGAACGAAGAAAGCGCATATGGAACTAAGGTACTATCAGCGCGAGGCCGTTGATGCAGCGGTCCACTGGTTCAACACCCAGGACACGCATCCGCTCATCGTTCTACCGACAGGGGCTGGCAAGACAGTTGTCTTCGCCACACTGATCAAGGAGATCTTTGAGCGGGAGCCAGACTGCAGGATTCTGATCCTAGCTCACCGGCAAGAACTGGTCAGCCAGGCAGAAGATAAACTCAAGAAAGTATGGCCATGTGCGCCGTCAGGCATCCTGGCTGCGGGTTTGAATCAATACGAAGTCGATGGGCGTATCGTCATTGCCAGCCGAGATACCTTGGCTACGCCGACTAGACTCAACACCGTTGGCGACTTTGACTATATCATCGTGGACGAGGCGCATCATGTTGCGCCAGATCCCAAGACCCGGTATCGCAAGATCTTTGATCACTTTGAATCATCTATCTGGAGGACGCCGCGCATACTGGGTGTGACCGCTACACCCTATCGTATGGGCCAGGGCTTCATATACGGCCTTGAGGAGCACTTCTTTTCAGGGGTTGCCTACCGTATAGGCATACCTGAAATGATCCAACAGGGCTTCCTGTGCCGTCTGTCGGCCTTCAAGGTAAACGATGAGGCTGTGATCGATGCATCAACTGCGCGGGTCAAGTTCAAGGGCGGCGACTATCGCGAGTCGGACATCGAGAAGCTGGCCATGGAAGATCAAACCATGCTGGCCATCATCGATGATTGGGTAGAGAAGGCATACACCAAAGGCCGACTGAGCACAGTGTTCTTTTGTATCACGGTGGCTCATGCAGAAAAGATGTGCATGTATCTCAGGCGAGCAGGCATAGAGGCTGCAGTTGTGACCGGCGAGACTCCAAAGAGAGAACGCGAAGATATCTTGGAGCGTTTTGAAGACGGCCAGATCAACGCGCTGTGCAACGTTGCCGTGCTGACAGAGGGTTGGGATGCGCCACGCACAGACTGTATCGCGCTGCTGCGTCCCACCAAGTCGCTAGGCTTGTACGTTCAGATTTGTGGACGAGGCATGCGCACCTGGGGTGACAAGAAAGACTGCATGCTTCTGGACTACGGCGAAAACATGGATAGGCATGGCTGCATAGACACTGCTCGTCCATCGATCCCAAGCAAAGAAGACAAAGAGAAAGAACAAGAAACCAAGATATGGATATGTGACTCGTGCTTGGGCGTCAACGATTCAGATCGTGACACATGCATTGAGTGCGGTGCCTTGAAGCCAGCGCCTATCGAACAGCCAAAGCTATTTGAGCAAGACAAGGATGCGGCATCAACACGCATGGCTGCGAGCGGCTCTGTTTTATCTGATGAGCTTCAAGATCCCGTGCAGGTGCATGAGCGCATCAAGAACGTAGAGTGGGTTTCAGCTGAGTTAAAAACATCGAAGAATGGCAACGACTATCTCAATGTTATGTTTTTAAGTCCCGGCGACTATTGGCCACAAAACATGCCAATCATGATCGGCATGAAAGGTAAAGCTGGCACGATGGCAGAGAAAAAGTGGCGATCACTAACCAACGGCTTCCCGTGCCCAACTAACATTAATCACGCTGTTGATCTGGTGAAACATGTAAAGGTGATGAGCCACATCAAACAAATCACTGTAAGAAAAGAAGGAAGATACTGGAATGTCGTTAGCGTCCATTTTTGATCGGATCGATGAGCAACTAGCGGAGAAAGAAAACCGCTTTCGTGGCCATCTTGGGTTCAGCGGCATTGGTGATGACGATGAATACAAACTGTGGATGGGCTTCCGCTGGTGCTTACCGGCAAGCTTCAGCGGTAGGATGCTGCGGCTGTTTGATCTAGGCAACCGCATTGAGGACCAGGTGGTCGAGAACATTCGTAACACCGATGTTATCTCCATCGCCTCACATGACAAGGACGGCAACCAGTTTCGTGCATCGTTCTTTGGCGGGCACTTCGCAGGCTCTTGTGACGGCCTCCTCAAGGGCGTTCTGCCACCCCCTAGCGAAGAGGTGATCTTGCTGCTGGAAGTCAAGAGCGCCAACGACAAGCGGTTCAAAGAGCTCGTAAAGCTTGAAAGCTACGAAGCCTGGAGTGAAACCTATCGATGGCAGATCCATGCTTACATGGGTGCGCTTGGCCTGAACAAGTGCATGGTAGTTGTAGTCAACAAGAACGACAGCAGTGTGTACACAGAGATCATCGACTTCAATCCACAGGTTTGGGAAAAGGCGCAAGCCAAGGCGCAGCGTATCATCTGCAGTGACGCACCTGACAAGAGCACGCGCATGTCAGAAAAAGACTGGCGCATGAAGAACGAGTCGGAGTTGTATCGCAACATCTACTTTGGTCGCCGCCTGCCTGAATCGGTCAACTGCAGGAACTGCAAGAACGTGAAGCCACTGACTGAATCAAACGGTGCCGTTTGGTACTGCTCACGAAGCAACAGAGCCATACCTCTTGAAGAGCAGAAACTGGGCTGCAAGGACCACCTGTGGATACCAGAGCTTGTGAATGCAAACCATCTGCCGGGCAAAAGCACAGAGGATTCTGTGGCTTATCAGGTTGGGATCATGGAGTTCTACAACTCAACGTCTGAAGTGACAGGTGAGTATCACTACAGCAGCGTAGAGATGCGTGAACTATCTAAGGCAGACTTTGAAGCGGGCTTAATGATGACCGGCGAGAGCGTGAGGCGTGAGTTTCCTGGCAGCTATCTTGAGAATGTTGACGAGCGCAAGATGCCGTTTTAGGCCCACTCTCGTGGGTCTTTGACGATCAGTATCTTGAGGCCAGGGTAGAGGGCTTCGACAAGCTTCTTCTTGAGCGTGAACACTTGAGTGATGATGCCCTTGGTGTCCTCTACCACCACCTCGCCATCGCGCTTGTATCGAAAGTCCGCAACGTATGAGCAGATCTTTTTGTCCTCACCCTCAACGGTGATCACGCACGGGAAGTCTACCTGGACCTCAAGATCAGTGATCTCACCAGCTTCCTCATGACGCTTGAGTATCTTGTATCGAGCAGCCTCAAGCTTTGAGTCAAACACGATCCCATCGTATTCAACTCTCTTTGCAAAGTACTTGCTCTTCTTCGGGGCTCGTTTGGGAATCACGTTAGCTTCCGCCTAGTAGTTTCTCTTCTTCTTGTTGGCGTAAGAATTGTACCGCCCTTTGAAACAAACTGAGATCCTGAGGAGCAGATGGTGGCGTAGGCGATGTGCTAGGCTGTGTAGGCGCTGTTTGAGGCGCAGGCTGTGGTGGTGGTGCAGGTTGCAAAGCCTCCGCTCTAGCGGCTTGTGCTTCTGCTTCAGCCTGTGGTCTAAATGGAGCACCCTGGAACTTTCCGAATTGTTCTCCAAGCGCACCAAAATCTAGTGGATTAGAGAGCTTATCTTCATTTCCTCTCAGAGCGAGCGATATAGTCTCTTTACTCGGAAAGAATGCGTTGAATCTGCCTGACATGACCATGCCAAGGTTTGGTGTTTTGGCTTCTCTTAAAGGTCTGATGATTTCATCTGTCGATAAACCAAGAGTCTTTGCATCTTCAATGGCCATATTTAAATCACGCAACGCCTTAAATCTCTGCTCGTTTGCAGTGATAAATGCTTTTGTTGTTGTTTCAGCGTCAACATTTCCACGTTGTTTCGCAACTTGATTGAAAATGCCAGCGGCATCACGCACGTTTCTCGCGGCTTCAAGGGCTCGATAATACAAAACTCTTTCAGTTCGCGGCTTGATACTTTTTACCCCGGTTAGAGCTTCTGTAAATTCTTGTGCTGGATCTAGTCGATAACCTTGCCTGTTCACGCCAAGCTTCTCGTTTCCTGTTACGACAGAGGCAACTGCTTTTGGTAAGTCTCTCATCCTAACGTCTAGATAACCCGGTGCTATTGAGTCTGCAGATGTGGTGACATCAACAGGAAGAAAGCCCGGTGTGATGCCGTCTGCAAGGTGAGCAAAACTTTTACCAAGCTTCATGCCTAGCGGGTCAGTCTCATTGTAGATTGGACGATTAAAGGTGGTTCTGTTTCTGGTCAAGTCAAATAGCTTTTCTGTGATGATCGACTCACTCATGAACGGTGAAAAGAACTCACCTGTTGATTCAGTCGCTGCATTCAAAGCTATCTTGCTGAGCTCCTCTTCTTTTGTGATGCCATTGTTCACTGCGTTGAACACCGCAGCAGCTGGTCGCCCCACATAATCATAAGGATTGGTGTAGGAGAAGTTGTAGAAGTCAGTGACCTTGCCATTTTTATCAGTGGCTAAAGGTATGAGCGTTGAGTTTCTATCCCACTCTGCAGCCATCGAGCGTTTGTAAGCATCAATCTGGTCTTGATTAGCGCCAGTCAACAACGTTCCTGCTGTGACCAGAGATGCTGGTATGGCCGCATTTACCGATATGATTCCAGTCAATCGCTTCATGCCTATCTCACGAAGCTCTGGCGATTCGCTACCAAGCTCTTTGATGCTGCGCCCAAGAATATTGCCTGTTGTTCTGATCATCTCAGCGGGGAAAGCAACGAAGTTACCAAAGGGTAATTGACGCAAACGCTTGATAGCTTCTGGAACACGAGCATAGTTAGGAACTGTATCCTTAACTATTTCAGCAGCTTCTCTCTTCATAGCGACTTGAAGTTGTTTTGGCGTTAGCTCAGATGGCCTTATGACTGGTCCAAACTCTGTGAAGTTTCTGGGATCAGAGACAGGAATCGCTACATTTGGATTTCTTTCAACTATGTTTTTTAAACGACCACGTTCCATCTCGTAGCTGTATGTTTTCCACACATCATCAGAAGCTTGGTAGAGCTTTGCGGCAAAGCTGTTTTGTAAGCTTTGAGTTCTTTTAAACAGTCTTTTCCCTACACCAGATCCAAGGCCAGTTCCCTCTGCCGCATCATTGAGCAATGACTCAAACTCTCCAATCTTGGCGTTGGTATTGATTACGCCTAGGTCAACGAGTTCGTTGTAGTACTTTTGTCTTTCAGCCAACGTGGTGTTTGCTTTACCAGGGCCCGTTAGTCTCTGGTTAAGATTGCTGAATATGGTTGAAACGGAGTTAGCGAGCGACTTTCCACCACCCACGTTGCCATTTGCAAGAGCAAAGAAGCCAGCGGTTGTTGCGTTCCTGATCTGTGTGATTGGGCTGTAAACAGTTTTAGCTATTTGCGAAAGACCCTTGACTCCAAGGAATGTGGAGTAAAGAGGTATGCCGCCCTTGGAAAGATCAAATATATCAGCGCCGCCCTCTAGCGCAGCTTTGTATTCATTCTTTACATACTTGCCCGCGAGAGGCCCAAATCTAGCTTTTTGAGCATCTGTTATTTCGCCAAGAGGGTTGCCTGCTTCTGCACCTATTCTTGAATATTCGCCAAGGCGAGCGTTTGGTGGGATCGTATCAAGTATAAATTTTGCGTCATCTGAGAGCTTGTTGTTGTAACGCATTAAGTTTTTGTAGTATTCATCCTTGGCAATGTGTTTTGACATGACATCAACTGTTTCAACCATCTTGGTTCGTAGACCAAGCTCTTGTTCTGCCACATCTCTAGTTCTTATCAAGCCAGGCTCAACACGGCCAATCACATCTTTTGCGCCTGTATATTCACCCAAGAAATCTCTAACAGCAGGAAGGTTGTCTAACCTTCTGTCTTTCAACATGCCTTGAGAAACACCTTTTAAGGTAGGTATGTCAGCAACGTCTTTAGGTCTCATTTGAGCGTTGTTGAAGTTACCTTGAATCATGCTGTTCAAAAGCTCTCTAGCTTCAGATTCATTTAACTTAGATGCTTGATCTAAACCTTCGCTGGATTTTACTAACTCTTTGACGGCAAGATCAGCTTGCTCTGCTGTAGGAGAATAGTTTGCGTCTTTCAGTGCGCGATAAAGACGCATGCCATAGAAAGTCTTGTTGTTACCTATAGTATCAACCAATGCCTTTTTTACTTTTTCGTCATGAAAACCATCCTCTACTATTTTCCTTATAGAAACACTTAATCCATCGATTTGCTCTCGTAGATCACTTGCGCCATCAAACAAACTTAGGTCTTTTCTATTACCGAACAAAGTTTTAGGCGTGTTCTGAGCGATGATTTGATCTATTTCTTTTAGCTTCTTCTCTGCGTTGAGTTGAACCACTTCTCTTTTTACACCCGGTTTCATCCCAGTGGTGTTTGCAAATAGAAAATCATTCAACGTATCAAGCACTTGTGACTTGTCCTGATCGTTAAACAAGCCTTCGTTCTTGTTGACGAAGGTCAGCGCGTTTTCCATCTTTTCAACAGCTTGCCTAGCAGCAGAGTTTTGAGCAGATATTTGAGTTAAACGCATCTCGTCGTACTGTTTGGTAAACCTGTCAGGCAAACTACCTTGTTGAGTTAAGAACCTGCGTCCCACCTTTCCTAAACGTTCTAAGTTTTTTTGTATGAACGTAGGGTCTTCAAGGTCAGGCTTTACACCGACTGAACTAAACGGTGTCTCTGGATCACGAATGGCTCTTGCAGCCTCTTTGGCAAAGTCAGTTCTGCCTATGGCTTCAATGCCTGCGCCCACAGACTTAGCTCCAAGCTTAGCTATGGCGGGAACACCAAGGACGATAGCTGCACCTTCTGCACCTACACGCAGACGATTGGAGAGATTGGCTGCAGCCCGCTCAGCGCCGTCTAAATCAGAGGTGTCTATTCTTTTGGTAGGACCAGCGTCAAAAAAGTCGCCAAGCGTTTCAACATCAGGCGTAGTCGCTGCTATGTCTGCAGCAACTGTGGCGGCTATTTTTCCTGGAGCAGTAAGTGCTTTTGCTGCTTTAACTGCTGCGCCGCCGGGAGCAGCAAACTGAGCGATAAATCTTGCCGCTTTGCCAAGCTCAGTTGATGTCTCAGGTTTATATTTAGCGAAGAAGTCTCGTATCTGCTGAGCATCTTCTTCAGATCCAGCAAGTTCAAAGGGTAACGTAGATATGCCCTCAGCTGCGCTGACAAGACCGGCACCCACTCCGCGAAGCACATCTCCTGTTGCAGATATGTCTTCTTCGCCTAGCTGTGCGCCACGCTCAATTGGTGGGTTCTCAGCAGCCCATTCAGCAGCTCTGCGTGCAGCATATTCTGGATCATTGGTGCGAACATTTACTGTTCTCCCGCTTCCATCGGGCACTGCCACTATCATTAGTCAAGATCGGCAGAAGGTTGCTGAGATTTATCAGTTATACCAAAAGTCTTCTTGTCCTCATCAGTTAATTCATAACCAGACAACGTAGCGAATCTTAGAATATCTTCTGGGCTTGTCCTACCAGATGCTTGTCCCACCTGAAAGAGAGATATAAATTGCTCTCTAGGAGTTTCTCCACCAGACAATCTATCAATTATCTCTTTTGGAGATAGATCAGTGTTTTCTCTTAAAAATTCGTAATTACGCATTAACGCAGTATCGTCTTCTCTATCAGCCTCAAGAGTCTTGTATTGCTCTCTACCGATGATGAAATCACTCAAGGCGTTACGAGGCACGAATCCCTCTGTTGGTTGAGCGGCTA